TCTGCGCTTGGTACTGCTGCTGCGTTATGTGTTGCGTCAGTTGCTGTACTTGTTGCGCGAGATCATTGTAATGCGAATCCTGCTGAACCGGTGCAGTCCCGCCCAAATGGGCAGAAACTTGGTCAATCGGAATCTGAAACTGCTGAATCATGTGGGCCACGGCCTGGCTCTTTTGTGCCGGTGTGCCTGTCCGCAGCAATGCCGCAGTCTGCAAAAGGGGAGCAATTGCCTGCGCTGGCGTTGTGTTTTCGTTCCGCAGAATCCACTCATAAGGGGCAAATTGCTCGGTAATGGCCCGTGCCTCGGCATCTCGTGTTTTATACTGGCTGATGCCCTTTTCATAGTCGGCATCGCGTTGGGCAAAGGCTTGCTGAAGTTCCTGCGGGGCTTTTTCCCAATGGTCTTTCAGTTCCAAACGCAAGGATTTGGGCATATCCACCCGAGGTTTTTCGGGCGTATTGGGTGCTTGGGATTCACTAGTTGGGAATTTGGGCGCAAATTTGCCTTTGTCGCGGGGCTGGCTTGGTTTTCCTTGGCTTGCAGGGTCAGATGATGTTTTTGCCAATGCCTCGCGGATCGTATCGGCACGGCTTGGCGGCTCAACTGGCGCAGCCGCAGGCGCTTCGGGTGTTGAAACTGAATCGGTCGTGTCGGGTGCGACAACTTCGTTTTCCATCATTTCATCCTTTTCATTTGGTCAAGGGTCATTTTGATCATTTCCTTGCGTTCGGGCGGCGGTCGGTTGTGTAACCGATTTGCCATCTCCACGTTCAAGTTGCTGCGCTGCACCGGCGCAATAGGTGCGCCTGGTCGGTCAAATTCTTGCACCCGTGCCACTTGCCCACGCAAACGGGCAGTGTGTGCTTCTTTTTTCTTTTGCCATTCAGCTTGGGCGTATTTGACATCCGAATGGCCCATCTCAATGGTATCGGTTGCCTTCAAGTGTTCGCGCCATTGTGCGCGGCCCATAATCATCTGACCGTCAGGCGACCGGAAAGGCTCAATGTCGCCAAATATCATCATGCGGTCGGCAAGTGAGCCTTTGCTTTTCTCATACGGCTCGGAGCCGTCAGACGGGAAAACCCATGTTTCTTTCATAGCATTTCCAAAAGTTGTGCGATTTCTTCGTCATCACGCCGCAATCTTATCTGAAATTCAAGCTGCCTTACTTTTTCCATCATAACGGCGTAATCAATCGGGTCGCGGGCGGCAACTTCAATTGCTTGAATTGGTGCGCTTGTGATTTCCTCGCGCTCGGCTGGCGGCAGACCGAATAAGGCTTCTCGCAGTTTTAGCTTGCGTTGTTCTTCAGCCCGTCGATCTGCGTCCCAATTTTCGCCCCGCTTTTTTTCATCAAAGCCAAAATGCCCGCCTAATGGAATTTCTACCGGCGGCGGCGGTGGCGGTGTAGTTCCATAAACCGTATTAAACGGCAGGGCAGCAAAGGCTGAAAAGCCAAACATATGCTTACTCTATGAGAGTCCAAATCAATGTTGCCTCATCCCAATCATACATTTTGCCGTCTGTAGGCATAGGCGTTAGCGGCTGCCATAGGCAGGTATCCTCGTTCAGCGTCCAGCTATTGTAGGGCTTTGGCGGTATAAATGCATCCCTTTGGGCATCGTAGGTGTAGCCGATGCCAGCGTAGTTCTTGCGGAATGGTGTACCGTTTAATAAATGTTGACCACCGCTAGTGTTATAGCTAGTTTTTATCCATCCCGAGCCAAAAGCGCCAGAGTCAATGACATCTTGGTCAGCAACAATGACCTGCGTAACAATTCCATTTTCAATTTGTGCAAAGTGCGCCATGATTAAAAAGTAATTGTTCCAGAAGAATTAAATTGATATATGCGATAACCGCCAGCAGTAGTTACCGTAGGAGAGCCTGTGGTGCTAGACGCTAATGAATAGGTATCAGCGTAACGAATAACCACAATGCCCGAGCCTCCAGCGCCTGCGGTTTGTCCATTTCTAGTTCCACCGCCACCGCCTCCAGTGTTTGCCGTTCCGCTAGGCGCTGTTCCAGAGCCACCGCTTGGCAACCCTGCGCCGCCGCCACCCGACCCGCCTGCTCCCGGATTACCCGTTCCAAAACAAGACCCACCTCCACCGCCACCATAAAAAGTAACGGTTCCTGTGATACTTGAACTTAACCCAGCACCGCCAGCGCCCGATTGATTTGTTGCTGTACCCGTCCCACCAACAGCTCCAGCACCTCCTCCGCCCCCTGATGGGTATGGGGTTTCAGATGTGGCGGTATTAGGAGCGTTAGCTCCGCCGTTGTTACCTTGCCCAGATGTGCCAACGCCGCCCGCAACTACAGAACTACCAGCCGCACTACCACCACCGCCAGAGCCTCCAACGCCGCCCGCAGTGCCACTTACTCCGCCCTTACCACCGCCAGTTGCTGTAATGCTGCTAAAAACAGAGTTATTTCCTGCATTAGATGCTGAATCGCTTCCAACAGCGCCCCCAGCACCTACAGTTACCGTAAGCGCAACCCCCGCTGTTATTGAAAAGCCTGATGCGGTTAAATAGCCGCCTGCACCGCCCCCGCCTCGCCCACCGCCGCCACCGCCAGCAATGACTAAATATTCAACTGATGGAGTTATAGTAGAAAATATAGGCCACGCTCCTGCTTGCCTAGCTTGCATTGCCTCTGTTTGCGTCCATATTCCAACAGCCGCAGAACTGCTGGTAGGCGCAGCCGTTGCAGACCGAATGGAACCTTTGTAACGATTCATTAGGTGATAGCCTCATATGCGCCCACCATTTCAATGGCGTTGGTAGTGCCAGATGTCACCACAATGGATTGCGCTTCGCCTACATAAATGCCTGTGCTTTTATCTACAACAATCAAAGATGAATTACCTGGAACGCTTGTCTGGTAAGTCAATCTATACGCCGTACCACCGCCGCTAATTGCGCTATTGATTGACACGGTAATGGTTGCAGCCGTAGCAGTCACATTGGTTGCCATGATTGAACCAATCTTGTTAACCGTACCCGCTGCTGGCGTTAACGCCGTCCAAGTGGTTGCGGTTGTTGTGGTTGGCACAAAATACGATGTATTTCCATAAATGGAAGTGACGTTAACAATATTCGGGTTTGCCATTTGTTGTCCTTAAAAGCCAAAAATCATCGCCATTGCAATGCTTTTGCCTGTACTAATGCCGCCGCCACTAGCGGTTACCCAAGTTGGTGCGCTTGTCGCATTGCTTTGTAAAACTTGTCCAGCAGTTCCAACTTGCCCATTAAATGCAATAGACCCATTGGTGTTTATTGTCATAGCGTCTGTTGTGCTGACAGCGCCATTGATAATAAAACTGATCTTTTGATTGTCCCAACTACCCATTACCAACGGGCCACCAAAAGATTCCACAAAACTTGCTAATGGTGCGGAAAAGCCATTGTTTGGATAACCAGCAGCAGAATAACTGTAGTTTGCGTTATTTATGCCTAATTCGCCATATGCTGTATGCCCGCCGTCATTGACTGCATACGATGCATAACTTGTATTGGCTGCGCTTGTGTTTTGTAGGCTGGTGTACAAATAAAGCGGCTCGCTTGCGGTAAACCCTGCAATCACGCCTGAATCGGTGTGTAATGTTGCATCTCCTACATTCAAAGAACCAACATTGGTCACGCCTGATGTGTAGGGTATCAAAACACGGTTGTTTGCGTCTTGATTTACTGATTTTTCTGCGGGATAGGTCACAAACACATCTTTTGCGCCAGCCGCAAATGCAATTATGCTGCCGGTGCTAGACGAAATCACCGTATCGCGGGTCAGCGTGCCTGCTGAATACGTCCCGATGCCAACTTCCCATTGGCTGTCTAGCGTGATGGTGTAATAGGTGGTGTTTCCATTGCCAATTGCGCTGAATGACTGAAAGCCGGTGACCGAGCCATCCAGCGTGAATGTTCCCGATCCCGTTGTCGTAGATGTCTGTCTGACCCGATCCGCAAGGACAAGGCTCATTGGACGGCCTCCACGCCAATCACCAACCCATCAGGGCCACGCACAACCCGCTTTGGCGCATTCAATTTCTGCATGGCAGCCCCAATGTTTTGCATGGATTCCCCGTGCAGATTTGCCATGTTGTCGTGCAAGGCGGTGATCTTGTCCATTGCCTGGACAATTGTGCCGCCCAGTTCGTTGGTTATTTGTGCAGCCGCTGCCTCAACGACCGGTAGGTCGATTCCAGGGTTGCTACCAATGCGAGCCACCATGATCTTGGTCGCTGCATCCAACTCGGCTTTCCATCGTTCATATTCTTCCTTGCCAGCCATTTCACGGGCTTTTATCTGCAATTCGTTATTTTGCTTGGCAGTCTCAAAGTCAGCTTTCATTTGCTGAAGTTGCATATCTGCTTGCAATTGCGCTTGATGCTTTTGCATATCAAGTTGCGCCTGCGCTTGTGCCAATTGCGCCTCGGCTTGCATCTTCATTTGCTCCGCTTGACCTTGCGCCTGCATCTTCATTTGCTCGGTTTGGGTCTGTGCTTGAATCTTTAATTGTTCCGGATCAGGCCCAGGCGGTTGCTGCTGCGCCATTGCCGCTTTTTGTTCCAAGGCTTTCATGGCGCGTTCAACTGCGCTTTCCAGCCCGCGACCAGCGCGGAATCGGCGCACTAAGAACAACAACATCTCAGATGCCATTGGCAAAGTTTCGGGCGCTTGGCTAATCATGGGGATTGCCTCACGCAAGAACATACCAATGGCTTGGATGGCCTCTTGTGCGCCTTGTTTTTCTGCCTGTTCGTCAATTTGCGCCAAGCTGTCGGCTTCAACCGCAATGTGAAAGTCGCGGATCGTGCTGTTGGACAGCATTTGAATGGCGGCTTGTAACAGTTGCGGGTCTTTACCGTCTTCAGTGTCCATCACACCGGACATCTGCACAATCAATTCTGGCGGGTAAAACTTGCAGATAACTTGCGCTTTTAGCTTAAAGATGTCGCTGGCAAACCGCGCCACATCGCCCTGGCTGCTCCGCATACGCAAGCTGCCAAAGTTTGCTTTTAGCTGTTGTGCGCCAAGGGTTTCTTGGGCTTTAGACGCACCGCGCAGAATGTCCGAGATGCCCATAATCTCGTAAATGGCCTGCTTGACTTGTTCCCGTGCGGCGTACAGTTCGCGCAAGGTGACAATGATGGTCGAGGTGTCCATCATGTCGATAGCACCTTTCAGCCCACCTTTTTCGCTCATTGCCGCCCATGCGGTCACGGGGAATAGCTTGTTGTCCACGCCTTCGGTGAACAGACGGCCCAATTCCTTAAATTCGGCATTGAACACGCCAACCGCTTTGCAGGCTTTGGTCAGCAAGAAGATGCGCTGAGTCAGGTTGTCTAGTTCCTGCGCTTGGTCTTCGTACTCGCAATAATCCGGCACAGGAATCATTGTCCCTGTGGTTGTGGTCGCCATCAGCGGGCGCGGGCAAGGGAAGAATTCTTCTAGTTCCAGCGGATCGTCGCGCTCATCTAAAGCCTGTGGATAACCTTTAGCAATCCAGCAAACTTTGCCAGTACGCTTGTTCCAAATCTCAAACACCTTGGCTTTTTTGTCATAGGTGTTCTTGGCGGTCATTGGATTTTTGGCATCCATGTCCGTGTTGCTGCTGTCTAAGCCCACGTTCTTAAAGACATCGC